GAAGGGCCAGAGGTGCCAATTGAGCAGACACGTCGGTTCAAGGTGTTCACAGAGAAGACCGATTTCGGAAAGAAGTTGGCCGCGTTGCCGCAATCGCAGCGGATCGGTGAGTTGATGGGTAGTTTCGAGAAATTCGCGGGGCAATACTACTCCGAGGTCTGGGAAGAGAGCGCGACGGTGCTTGATTCTGCGCTGGTGGGGAGAATTGTCCAGCCGTGGTGGAGGCGGTGGCTGACAACGGACTGGGGATTCAGCCACTACGCGGCGACGGGATGGTTTACGAGCGGGATTCTATCGCCAGAGCAAGTTTTGTCGCTGTTTGGCGTGAACATGACGGGAATGCTGCGAATTATCATCCTTTATCGGGAATTGGTGGTGAATGACGTTGCGGAACCGGACCTTGCGAAGCTGATTTTGCACTTGACGCCTGAAAGTGAGCGCCGGGAGATTCGAGATCACTACATCGGGCACGACGCCTGGGCGAAACGGGGAAGCGCAAACACCGTGGTTGAGCAGATGGAGCCGGTTTTCGTGAATGGAGGGTTGCCAAGGCTGTCGCGGGCCGACATCGACCGGGTTGGAGGCTGGCGGTTGCTGTTCAACTGCTGGGCGACGGCACGACGGCTGCGGAAATGGCCCGGTGGAGTCGATTTTCAGCAGGAAACGCAGGACCAGCCGGCGTTTTTCGTGTCCTCGGGGTGCCCGGAGACGATTGCAGCGGTCCCGATGCTGATTTGCTCCGAAAAAGACCCTACCGACATCGAAAAGATGAGCGGGCAGGCATCGGATGACATTGCGGACATGGTGCGGTATGGGTTGAAGACGCACCTTTCGGCCAAGACTGAGGCTCCGTTTGAGAACCGGGCGGCGGAGACGTATGCGAAGTACGAAGACCCGACTTCGAGGGCAATGGCGATGTTGCGCTTGACATCCCAGGAGAAAAGTGCTCAGTATATCCATAGGAGACGGCGCGCGTGAAGCGATTGCTGAACTGGCTACGAAATTGGCTGTGTTCGGATCTTGAACGGCGGCACGGAGTTCTTATTACGGCGTTGGACCGGCAGATGCGGGAACAGAATGCCGTTATTTCCGGGTTGCTCTCTGACATAAACCGCCTCCGCGACCAGTTCAACGAGCGCCAGGCTGAACTTCCAGCAGGCCGGCGTGTGGCGCGCACCTTCAGCGAATTTCGAGCGGCTGCCGAAGGGCGGCCCCAGGAGAAGCGATGAGCATAGCAGACACCATGGCGGATATGGCCCGCGGCGGAAAGAAACCCGGTATCGGTGAGGAAACCGAGCGACAGATGGGCGGCAAGTCGAACGGAGATGGCGGAGAACATTCCAAACTGTTCGACCACGGCGACGGGACGTTTCACAGCGTCACCAGCGACGGGGAGCGCACGGAACACCCGCGCATCGGTCACGCCGTCGTCCACTTGGCCGCGCACCACGAGCCGGAAGGCAAGCACTTCCACGTCCACCAAGACGGAGGTGGAGGACACACGAGCCACCAGGCCGCCGAAGGTGGTAAGGCCGAGGGACCGCATGACCACGAGAACATCGAGGCCCTGGACCAGCACATGCACCAGTTCTTGCAGGAAGAGGAACATGAGGGCGAAGGTGGCTACGGCGCCCATGGCGGCGGCGAAGGGTCGATCTTCGAGTAACCGGGCATCAGCCCAAAAGGAATTACGATGAATACCAAACGATTGATTTTCGCGGGCCTTCTGGCTCTTGCCCTGGCCCTTTCTTCAGCAGCGCAGACGATTCCTGGCACCACCTACACTTACGGCAGTTTCAAGCCGACCCTGACCGTGTACATCGGCACGTCATCGGCCACCACGACGCAGACGCTCACCGTGGATATTGGCCAAGTACCGGGACCGAACGGAATCGTTTTCTATCCGCTGGCGGCCGGCGCGGTTGGGCAATCGGTCATTGTGGGGACTGGGACCAACGCCGATACCGTGACCATTTCGGCGGTGAACTGCTACACGCCACTGGTTTATGGGACGTGCTCCTTCACGGCGTCCACCTATTCGCACAGTCATGCTACGGGAGAGCCGGTTTTCTTCCCAACGGCGGTTGAGGCCACGAAATTGGAAGGCGCTTGCACGGGTACGGCCACGGCCAGCCAGACGCTCGGCCTGTACGGACTCGGGCAATGGGCAGCGCAGGCTTGTACACAGACGGCGGTGGCTCTCGGCAGAACACTTACGCAGCCTGGGACCATCCGTTTCCTTGGAGTCGCGGTATCGGTAGCCGGGACCACAGCAAATTCGGGCGTGTTCACGGTTCTGAAGAACGGATCGACCACGACCATTACGTGCACTGTCGGAACGAACACCAGCTGTTCCGACTCCTCGCACTTCATCACAGTATCGGATGGCGACATCATCAGCGTGCAATTCACCACACAAGCTGCGGAAACGCTTGCGGGAGCCAAGGCATACGTCTTGATCTACTAACATGGCGAAAATCATCCAGATCATCGACACGGACTCGACCGGGCACCGGGTCCGTTTGGACGACGGCTCGATTGTCTCGCTGAAACACTCGCATGACGTTCCTACCGTAGGCGCCGAACTGAACGAAGACGACTTTCTGTTCGACCACGGAAAGCCAATGAGCATCGAGCAGATGAAAAGCGATGCCCAGGTAGCGGCGAACGTCCTGAGCGAGATTGTGAAGCCGACCGGCCCGCGAGACGCCACCGACGCGGAGATTCTGGCCGCCGACCGAGCCGCCGACCGAGCGGAAGACCGGGCGGAGGAAGCCCGCGACGACAGAAAGAGGGGATAATGCCCTTCCTATCGAAAGCGCAGCAGCGGTGGGGCCATTCTGAGAGCGGAAAGAAGGCTCTCGGTGGCGAATCGGCGGTGAAAGAGTGGGACTCCGCGACGAACTTCAAGAAGTTGCCCGAGAAAAAGGGGAAGCTCCGGCGCGCGGCGGAATCACGGAAATGAGAAGGAAACCGCGCATTTACAAATCTCCGCTTTTGGACCACCTCGGGCTTCCGTGCTGGATACTCAGCATCCCGAGATTCGGACCGGCGACACAGCACCGAACCTGGGCAAATGCTCTTGAATGCTTGATGCAAGTGCAGCGCATGGGAATAGGGATTTCACGGTGAACGCCCGCGAGAAAGTCATCGAAGCCGAGCGGCAGATCCGCTGCGTGATCGCCGGAACCTCAAAGGAGATTCACTGCCCATTCTGCGGTGAGACTTCGACCGCCGGCCAGGAACTTCTCTGCTGTGAGAACCTGTGCAACGTAGTCAATGCGGTTCTGGATTACGTGGACACCAGGGCGAACCTGGAAGTGGTTGACCGCGTGATGGACCGGCTCGCTGGGCAGAGTCAGGCGGTGCTGAATTGAGCCTCTGGCTTCTGCTTCGAGTGGACAAGTCAGTACTCTACGACACCGCTGACGGATTTGTAGTCAGGGCCGGTTCGGAACTCAGCGCGAGGATAATTGCAGCGCTAGACTGCGGAGACGAACAGGCTGAAACGTGGCTGAATATCAGGACATCAACATGCACCGAATTGAGCGCTGATGGGGAAGAAGGCATAATTCTGAGGGATTTTCGTGCTGGTTGAAGCAACACAATCCGATGAGCTTTTCAGCCCTCCGAACGAAGGCCAGGACTCCGAGCGCGAAGCCCCGGATGATGTTTCCGCCCCGCAGCGACCACAGCCCCGCACCTATGGAGACGAAAACAAGGAACTCCCCGAGGAGCTTCAGAACGCCGGCCTCGCGCTACTTCAGGAAGCTCAGAGGCAGGAACTCTACCAACGCCGCATGGAGGTCATGCGGGCGCGCCGCAACCGGTTCTACGAGCGCGGTCTACAGCACATCTACTACGATATTCTGAGTGGGGTATTCGTGCAGGGGGCGCCCGGCCAGTTCGTTCCCGACAGCGGCCATGGAGAGATTCAGTGCGGCGAGTACATCGCGGACTACAACATCTTCGCGCGCGCGCTGCAAATCATCATCGCCAAGTTGACCGAAAATCAGCCGGGAATCGACTTCCAGCCGGATAGCGGGAACTCTCCGGTCGATCTTCAGGCGTCGGATGCAGCAGAGGCTTATCGGATTCTGTATGACCGGAGGAACGATACCAAGGATCTACTCACCGCCATTACCCGCATGATGGGCCTCGACGGGCGCACGGTGACGTGGACTCGCACGATGGCGAATGAGCAGAAATGGGGAACGGATGAAAACGGCGTACCGCGGCGGGTGCAGACCACTTCCGTGTACGGCGTTCTCGAAACCAAGGTCCCCATCGTCGCAAAAACCTTCGAGGAATGGCCCTACTGCATCATCACTGAAGATCCGCACATCTACACTGCCCGAAAAGAGCATCCAGACTTTGCGGACAAGATTGGAAAGTTCGGCGAGGAAGGAATAGCCGACACCCAGTTTGAGCGACTGGCCCGACTTGGTGCGTTACAAGGGAACTCCGCCGCTTTCCAACTGACCGACACCTACGACCATTACACCGAGCGCAAATACTTCTTCTTTCGCCCATCCATGCTGACCGATGAGGAATTGGATTCGGCGTATACGGACGAAGTTCACCAAGCCGAACCTTGGACGCTTCGGGATGCGTTGAACGAAGCGTTTCCCGATGGCGGTGTGTTCATCTTCGTCGGGAAGCAATACGTCGGATCTCGTAACGTCTGCATAGACGATGAATTGAGCGTTGACTTCCCGTATGCTGGCGATGGCATGGCGCGCATGGCGATCATGGACCCGGCGGTAGTCATTCAGGATCGTTTCAACGACGACATGAATCTGTACGCCGAGTGGAAGGACTTCGGATCACCTTCGACGTGGCTCCGCGCCGGCCGCGCACAGGTTGCCGCCATCAACGATCAGACCGCCGCTCCATTCTGCTTCCGGCCGGCCATGGAACTTGAGGTGTTGCGCGACCGCCCGCTGGCCGACAGCTTCTACCGTGAACCGAACCCCGAACTTCCAGAGACGTTCATCCGGCATACCGAGTACCTGGCCACCGCCCTTTTGCAGTACATTCTGGCAATCCCCTCCGCAGTCCAGGGAGCCGGGATGCCGGATCAAAAGACCAAAGGCGGCTACCAGGAGGCCATCTATCAGGCCATGGGGCAGCTCGGAGTGATCTGGGGAGCAGTCCAAAGGCTCATGTCCAAGGTCTACCGGCAGGCTGCGCTTGCCGCGGCGCGCGACGATAAGGAAGGAAAGCCGCTCATCATCCCCGGCCCAAAGGGTGCTGTGACATTGGACATCTCCGCTCTTGGCAAAGGGCACTTCCTGGCCCATCCCGACACGGACAGCGGCTACCCAGAATCCACGATGCAGAAGCGGGTGACGCTGAGCAATATCCTGGAAATGGCGATGAAAGACCCTGTGATCGGGCAGGCGCTTCTATCGTCTCCAGACACCTGGGATTTCATCTTCAGGACGTATGGGGTGCCAGAGATTGTGATTCCAGAGGCGCGCGTTCGGCGCAAGCAGTCCGCAGAGATCGAGATGCTGATTCAGCAAAGCCCACAGCAAGGGCCGCCCGATCCATTGACCGGGATACCAGGCGCGATGGTTTCTACCGTGCCTGTGGACCCCCTGGACTACCACGATTGGGAATTCGAGGAGTGCCGCGAGAAACTGTCCGACTGGCCGTGGGTTCAGCAGCAGTTGACTGCTGGGAATCAGGCTGGGATCGAGAATATCCGGCTTCACGCGCTCGAGCATCAGAAGTTCATGCAGCAGGCGGTTGAAGCGCAGCAGCAAGCGCAAGCAGCCGCGATTGCTGCCACAAATCCGAAGGCGACCGAGAGTTGGAAGCCTGAACTACCAAAAGAGGCTCCCGGGCCGCCAGCACAGGAGAACAATGCCTGACACAGATCAACTACCACCAGACTTGTTTACAGTCGATGGGAAGACGGTTTTTCCTCAGATTGATATGTCTACAGGAAGAATCCTGCGGTATCTTTCGTACAGAGCTGTAGTTGTGCCCAAACCGGAAGGAGATCAAGAAGTAGGGGAAATCTCGGATCTCTGGAAACTGGCGAATGGACAACGGGGAATAAATGCCTGACACAGACGTTTTGGAAGTAGAACCGCTCGAAGGCGCGGAAGAAACCACGCTTGAGCAACAGCCCGTCGCGGCTGGCGAAGAGAAACCGGCGGTAGAGGGGGAAGAACAGACTGCTCCGGTAACGTCGCTCCTGGGGCCGGACGGGAAGAAACTCGATCCCACGGTTCGAAGCCTCCTGAGTGAGATTCGCACGAAGAACGACGCTGCGGGGAAGCTTTTGACGAAGGCCGTCTACCGCGTGGCGGAACTCGACCGTGAATTCCCCGGCGGGTTGACCGAAGCACGCGAACTCCGCGACAAGATTGAAGGACTTGGAGGAGTCGAAGGCATCGAAGGGAAACTTGAAACGCTTGCGGAACTGACAGGGCTTTCCAAACAGTTCATGGACGGCGACCCGGCTTTCGTCGAAGACATGGCCACCAGCAGTCCAGAGGCTTTTTCGGCGCTGGCCCCCGCCATCTTCGCCAAGTATGCCAAGACGAACCCGGATGGGTTCACGGGATATATCGGTAGGGTGGTGTGGTCGCATCTGCAAAGCAATGGAGTCCCGTTGCTTCTTCAAAGACTTGCGGACTTCATTCCCGCCGACAAGCCGCAGGCTCTCGAACTACTGAACACGCTGAATGGTTTCCTGAACGAGTTTGCGGAGATGTCCAAGAAAGCTCCGGCCACGGCAAAACCACGAGTCGAAGCAAAGCCCGATGACCTGACGGCGCGTGAAGAGGCCCTGCGATCCCGCGAATGGAGGGCTGAACGCGACGGAATCCAGCGCGGAATCGTCCGCGATGAGGAAACCAAGTCCCTCGCCGGCCGGAAACCAGACACCGAGGAACGCGCCCAGATCCGCGAACTGTTTATGACCCGCTCCCAGGCGGCGGCAAACCGCCTATTTCCAGGCTGGAGCGAGAAGGCGCAGCGATTCATCAAATCTGGTGACAAGGCCGGGTACTTGCGGTACATGAAGTCGATCTACAGCAGGGTGGTGCCCGAAGCGATGGCAAGCGCCGTGAATTCGACGATGCGGCACTCGAAAACGACTCCGGTGGTGGCAAAAACCGCGACTACGCGCCCCGGAGCTACGGCAGCGCCAGCAAACGGCTTCAAGCCGGTGGCTTCCATCCCCCAAAACATCGACTGGGGGCGAACCTCGAAGCAGATGGTTCAGGAAGACCGCTACATTCTGACGGATGGCTCCCGCGTTCAGGTGAGATAGCCCTTGACACGGGCGTATAATGGAAATGATGTAAAGTTCGACGCGCGGTAAGGAACGGGAACCTTCAAAACTGGCACGCGCGACGGATTGTAGCAAACGGTGACTGCGAAACGGTAGGGCGCCGTCCAGCCCGGCCAATGGCCGAAGGATCGCATGACACACTTCAAATCTGAGAGGTGTAGACATGCCTGTTGGCAATCTCGCAGCCTCAATGGGGCTGCAAAAAGAGTATGTGGTTCCGAAGGTTGAAAAGCTGGCCCTTGCCAGTTCGCGCCTTTGGAAGCACATCAAACTGAACACGAAGATCAAGCCGGTTTCCAACCGGCCAACCAGAATCCCCTTACAACCGCTCCAGTGGGGCAATTTCGCAGTCGCCAACCTCGACGGCGGCGCGTTCCCGAATGGATCCGGTCCCCAAGTAATCCCCGGCACGATTTCCTGCGTGTCCTTCGTTCACGCGGCCCAGTGGACCGCCTTGGCCGAGTACACCACGGACACCGACGAAAAGGCCGTTCAGGATTACGCCACCCTCTTGACCAGCCAGCAAACCGAGATGATCGCCGGCTGCATGGATGCCCTTCTCCAGTCGGACGGCAGCAACACGCTGGACACCGTGGTTTCGGTTTCCGGAAACGTTCTGACCGTGAACAACCCGAACGCCTTCATGGACGGACAGACGCTCGACTTCTACAACGGCCTGCTGGACGCGGGCGGGGTCTTCCTCGGCAGCGCCACCGTGCTCGGCGTGGACGCCATCAACGTGGCGATCACCTTGACGGGGGCACCTCCGGCGGGAACGACTGGCGGGACCAGGCTGTTGGTGAGCGGCAGCCCCGGTGTGAGCAACGCCGGTCTGCTGGGCCTGCGCGCCTACAATGTGGCGGGCAACACCGGCCTGTACATGAACATCCAGAAATCGGCATTCCCCGGCAAGTTCAACGTGCCGAACTTCAACGCGCCTGGCGTGCTGACGCCTTCCCTGGTGCGTGCAATCGACGCCCTCATGGAGCTTTCCATGGGCGTGGAAAAAGCGCAGGAAGCCGATCTCACCCCCCACTGCAACGTGGACATGGTGACGGCCTGGGAAAACCTCAGCCTGAACGTGCAGCGTGTGGACGTGCCCACGATCCGCGGCGACGAACAGCCCGACATGCTGAAGAGACGGCGCCCGCGCACCATCGGTGGCCGCGAGGTCATCGTGAACGAACGCGCCCGGCCCGGCTACATCGACTGGCTGGCCCTGGCCCACTGGTTCCAGGTGCAGTCGAAGGCCCTCTCGCTCTACGACGTGAAGGGACAGGTGGTCTTTCCCGCCTACGGACCGGCCGGAACCATCGCGGCGAGCAACCTGATGTACCTGGTGATAATGCTCCAGTTCGCGAGCGTGCAACCACGATTGAACGCATACCTGAGTGGCGTGACAATTCCGCGCTACCTATTCGGGCATTAGGCTAAGTCATGTCTTTTGAATACGATCCGGCAAGTTCATTACGACACTGGCCCACGCCGATGGGTCGGTTTGGGAAGAATCCGTTTGGAGAGAACCTCTACCGGATCGTACTCACGGAGTCACGGCGGCATCTTGTCGGCGGCCTATGGCCGGACGGTGCGACGGGCTACCATTGGGTGCCCAAGTATCGTTCGGTCAAGGCCCCGTGGATTTTGGAGCGGTGGCGCTGGGAAATGCTTTCCAAGGCCAAGTGGGATGAATTGGTGGACCCGGTATCCGGCTGGCCACTGTTCGGGCCGTACCCGACTCGCGGCGACTACGAACTGGTCTGGGAGTTCGACTCCGGGGTGGACGCCGACAACCTGGACAACATCATCGGGTTCGTCAATCGGCGCGATTCGTGGTCCTTCCAGGATCACCGGGATCGGGTGGCCGCCGAGTACCAGCAGGAAGAGAACGACATCCGCAAAGCGGGGCGGGATGAGATTCGGGATTGCATGACCGCTTTCGGCGGGGCACCGATCTCGTATGGACGGTTTGGAAGAGGCACGAAGACACAACGGGATTTCGCCACCGCCCAAGACATGAACCTGCCAATTCCATGCGGCCGGCCGCAGAACCTCAACGGCCTTGAAGTCACGAGTTCGATGTTTGCAGGGGGAGTTTGATGCCGATTACAGCCCAAGAAGCCCAAGCGATGCTCACGCAGGAGCAGCGCAAACTGAACCAGGGCCGCGTGTTACCGCCGGTCCTAGACCGAATCCGCGTGCTAATGCGGGATGAGACGTTTCCGATCTGCAATGTGGGTCCGTGGGAGTACCGGGCGGAGCGCGGGTGTCTCGCGGTCTTCATCCCGGCTTACGACCCGGCGAAGGACACCGAAAAGGCGGGGTATGCCCGCAGCGAGCCGCTGGCAGTCATCCGGCGCGAGGCGAAAATCATCAACGAGGATGAGTTCGGCTTCATCGAAGACGACGGGCATATGGTTGCCCAGGATCTCATCGGGATCGGATGGGGAATGCACCCGCAGAACTCCCTGGTCCCGTTCGGGGTATTCGTGCCCGCCGGCAAGGAGCCGACGCCAGCGGAGATTGCCGCGGCGAAAGATCAGCTTTCGCTGTACTACGACCGGCTGATTGAAGAGGCTCGGGACGCCTACGACAAGGGGCCAGAGGCGCGGAAAAACACGATCACCGACCGGCACTTGACCGCGGCACGTATCAAAGGCATCGACGAAGCCTGGACCCGCCACCAGCACACAGAGGCGTCCGTGCGCTGCCAGATGTGCGGGAAGTTCAACCCGGCGGGGATCGCCAAGTGCGCTTGTGGTCAGATTCTCGACTTCGAGCTTTTTCAGAAGCTCCAGAAACAGCAGGAAGAGATGCTGGAAAAGGCCACACGGCCAACACCCATCAAACCACCCGTGAGGTAGAATGCCCGTTGTCGCTCCAGTTCCGATGGCACCGTATGACACGGTGGAAACCGCGCTCCAAGTGGCGCGAGTCCGCCTGAACGACGCCATCCAGAGCATCGGCGGCGACGTTATCACGGATACACAGCCTTTCACCCAAGTAGGAACGAATGCCGCTTGGCGTCGCATTCAGGAGTTTCTGGCGAACGCCGGATGCACTAGGTTCCACCAGGAGACGGTGCTTTTCAGCATACCGGCTTGTGCAAACGCCGATTTGGTAGCGCAAGTCTGGCTGAACTGGACTCAGTATTTCGACGGCTCGAACTATTTCATGCCGCCGGCCTGCCCGGTTCTTCCACAGAACTTCATTTCTCCATTATCCCTTCAGGAGCGGATCTCTGGAACGACCGGGCAGTTCACCCCAATTGACCAAGTTCTCAAGGGGCTTCCACGAATTAGCCGAGCGCCCATCAATCGACTTTGGGAGTGGCGGGATGAGACGATTTACATGCCGGGAGCGACCGGCCCAACGGATATCATCGTTCGGTATCTGGGTTTCCTTCCCGATTTCGTTCAAACTGGTCCGACAGCATGGACCGCGCAACCCATTCCCATCATGCGCTGTTTGGACCCGCTTTCTTGGGCGATCTGCGCTGAATTCGCCAGAGCGCGCGGGGATCTCGACGCCGCGTATTTCGACCAAGCGGCCCAAGCGTCCGCGTTGATGATTTTGGATCGTGACACCGCTTATCCATCGGAACTGTTCAAGCAATCCGAACGCGGAAAGATGCCGGATCGCTACACGCCGGTAGGACCGGCGCAGGCGAAGAACCCGGCGGGAGCGAAGTAACATGCCAGCGACAGCACCTTACGATATTGTGTACGCCGCCATGCTCATGGCGAAAACGCGGCTGAACGACGCCATCAACACCTTGACGCCCGTAGGCGGCCAACTGCTCGATAACGCGCAGGCGTTCACTCAGCAGATTATGAACACGGCCTGGCGCCGGATGTTGTCGTTCCTGTCCGAGCGGAACTATTCGCGCCTGTTCCCTGAACTCCTGATTTCATCTCTGCCAGTGGCCGCGACGAACGACCCCGCTCTGGAAGTTTCGCTTACATGGACCGGATATTTCGACGGGTTGAATCAGTTCTCTACGCCAGTTCTGCCCCAAGACTTGATTACGCCCGCGAAACTCTGGGAACGCGCCAGCGGTCAGACCCCTCCTGGTGGGCTATACGAGATGGACCGCGTTTTCAATGGCCTACCGCCGATTCCGAAGCAATTCCGTAACTTCGTTTGGGAATGGCGCGACGACGGGATCTACATGCCGGGCGCCAGCGGCGCAACCGACCTGAAGATCAGATACGCTGCCTATCTGCCAGATTTCCTGGACAACTCGCCTACGGCGAATACTCCGTGGTTTCAGCAGCCCATCCCAATCATGCGGTGTCTTGACCCGCTTTCCTGCTACGCCTGCCACGAGATCGCCAAGGGACGAAAAGACCTCGACGCGGCTGTTTTCTTGCAGGACGCGGAAGCCGCCGCAATGCTGGTTGTGAACCGTGACAGCGCACAGCCGAGGGCCATCCTGAAGCCGTCCGAGTACGGAAAGATGCGCGACCAGTACACCCCCGGAGGACCGCCCCCGCCTAAGGTGTAGCCTATGCCCACCGCGCCCTACGATTCGCTGATGGTTGTCAAGAACACCGTGCAGGCTCGCCTAAATGGCGCACTGGACAGCCTTCAGCCGATCAGCGGGCGGATTCTGGAGAATTCCTCGTATTTCTCACAGCAAGCAGTGAATGACGCTTGGCGGAACGCCCAGGATTATCTCGCAGAGCGTGGCTTTGCGGACCTACTCAATGAAGCGGTAATTTCCGGCTTTCCGATAGTGGCATCGCTTGACCCCGCCACCCAAGTCCGGCTCGACTGGACAGGATGTTCAGACGGTGTGACCAGTTATACCACTCCGTTCCTGCCTTCGGAATGCACTCACCCATTGAAGATTTGGGAGCGATGGAGCAACCAAAACGCTGAGTTTTCCAAGACGCCGATGGAAAAGATCCTCGACGGGCTGCCGGCATGGCAGAAAGCGATGGCCAACCGCTGCTGGGAGTGGCGGAACAACGCGATCTGGATGCCAGGGGCCTTGATGGTGGAGGACTTCAGAATCCGGTATGTGAAGTACTTGCCGGATTTTGTGGACGTGGGACAGTCACCATGGTTTGTGCAGCCGGTTCCGATCATGCGGTGTTCGGACGGGTTCTCGTGGTTCATCTGTGCCGAATTCGCGGAGGCGCAGGGTAAAGTGGAAGTCGCAGATCGGTTCCTCCAGAGGGGGAAGGATGCCTTTGGCAGAATCTTCAATCTGGACGCGGCCGCGGATCAGCGAGTGAACATCCGGCGCCGGCCGCACAGCGCCCGTGGAAATGGAAGATCGTACTATTAGGAGAAAACTATGTCGGCAGTAGCAACGGTTTCACAAATCGACAGCACCCAGAAGAGTTTCATCGCGAGCGGGACCATTGCCCTGACAGGCAACTACGGAACCAGCGGTGGTGCGTACCCCCACGGGGACTTGCTGGATCTCTCCCAGTTGGGCGTAGAAAGCAACGAACTCCCCTACTGTGTGGAGATTTACGAGATGTCGCCCGCGGGAGCGCTTTCCAGCGGCAACACCTACGAATACATGCAGGGGACGACACAGGCCAACGGGCAAATCCAGATCAGGGCCTCCGGCGGGTCGGAAATCACTCCCGGCGGTGCCTACGGAACGCCTCCGTTCTCAATCACCGGCTTTGTCCTGGCTTTTCGGGCTTTCTTTGCGTCTTTCACGGCGTAGGCGGGAGGTCACTTGGCCTTCAACGTCCAGGGCGGCGTGGAAGTGCCGCTCAACACATTCGGGTCATTATGCACCGAGACGGCCCCGGAGCAGTTGCCCGAGGGCGTGTCGCCGGACAATCAAGACGTGGTGTATGCTCCCGGCCAGGTAGGGAGCCGGCCAGGACTCCACAAGGTTCTGGAGACCCCACTGGCAGCCGGTGGCCCAAACAACCTCGTACCGACGCTTATGAACGGCGGGAGTTTCGTTGACCCGACAGGGACGCTGCGGAACCTGTATTTCGACTCGAACGGTACGATCTGGGTGGAAACGACGCTCGGGACGCTGGTTGCGGTTTCCACCCCTTCCACGCCCGGCTGCTGGATGAAGTCGATTACCGCCTTTGGGCGCCAGTACGTCGCCATCAGCGACGGCTTGCATGGACAGGAAGTGCCGCTCCAATTCGATGGCACAAACTGGGACCGGGTGACTCAGGACGGCCCCGGCGCCCCGCCCACAGTCGCGTCTGTGGCGCTTCCTCCCGTTCTACTGGTAGGCAGCGGATCGGCAAGCTTGACACCCTACGAGGTTCAGCCGGGAGCACAAAACCCCGATGGTTCCTATTCGCAGATTCTCGCCTTCACCAGTAGCGCGTGGCCGCTGGCAATTGGTCCAGGCGATTCTCTCACACTCGCGGGATACACCGGAACGAATGACTCGAACTACAACGGCACGTTCACGGTTCTGGCGACCTATCAGGGCAGCACGAATTTGCTGGTGCTCGGAGCGTACCTCCCGGCTGGAACGGTATACAGTGAGGTGACTGCGGGGATCACTTGGAGCGCGGTTACGGGGAGTTTGGTTCGATCTAGCAATACGGTTACGGCCACCACAGCGAAGGCGCATCAACTTCAGGTCGGATACCAAGCACAGATTGCAGGAGTCGGTGCAACCGCGGTGGGCGGCGGCATTTCCTCGATTGTCATTGACAATGAAGATCTGCCAGGATTGGCGACGGTGACTACTGCCTCGGCGCATGGGCTTGTGCCCGGATGTCAAGTCATTCTCGCGGGCGTTCAGCCGGTCGCGGTTGGCGGCGCGATCAGTGCGACCGCACCGCCAACCTGGGCCGGAGGAATTGCTGAGATCACCACCACCAGCGCACACGGTCTAACGCCAGGCTGCCAAGTGACCGTAGCCGGCACTGGATCGGCGGGTGTGGATGGAACTTTCTCTGTTCTAACCGTTCCTTCGCCAACAACATTTACCTACGCCTTCACACCCATAGCGACGGTCACGATCTCTCTGAGCGGTCCAACGGTTACACTCGTTTGGCCGATTCCAGACAGCAGTGCGCCTACCTACTTCGAGGTCGTCGCTGCTCCAACGCCTACGACCTTTCAGGTGGAAGTGACGTACTCTGACGGCACCTGGACGACCGGGAACGTCTCTTTCGGGTGGAATGGGACATTCTTCGTGGCCTCGGTTCCCTCTACTACGTCGTTCACCTATCAGCAATACGGCCCGAATGCCAAATCTTCCTCGACCACCGGAACCGTAACCCCTTACGGCCAAGCAGCCCCCGGAATCCACCAATGCCGGATGAGCTTTTTGACGCGCCAGGGGGCGATTACCAAGCCAAGCCCGCCGGTTCAGTTCGTGGCGAACGGCGGCCAATATATCAGCATCTCGAACATGGCTACCGGACCATCGAACATCGTTGGGCGCATACTTCAGTTCACCGGAGCACAGGGGGATTATTTCTTCTACATCCCGGTTCCAGCACAAGTGAATGGCCAGCAGGTTTCGACCGCCACGCAGATTGACGACAACACGACGACTGCCGTTCTGCTGGATTTCTCTGACGTAACGCTCTACTCTTCTCTGGGAGTCTCGATTCCAGGAAACGATCTCGCCAGCCAAGTCATTCTCGATGGAGCTTTGGGGTTCGGATTCTACGGTTCCCGGCTGTTGGCTTACGGCCAGCGGAACACGGTTCAGAACTTCCTGAACATGAGTTTCGACGGCGGCGCTCTGCCGACAAGCCCCACGGCACCTGCCGGCTGGACACTCTCAGGAACAGCAGTTCTGGCCGCCGGCCATTTTGGGGAAGGTCTGAGCATGTCGACAGGGTCTTCGATCTCTCAGTCGGCCTACCTTGACGCCTATCAAGGCGTTCCAATTCTCACTCCGAACACCGCCTACAAGTTTCGCGCATGGCTCAAACCAAGTACCGCCGGTCTGACCGTAACCGTCACAGTCAGTTCCATTCTGGGAACCTTTTCCAGCAGTATTTCATTCTCAACCGGAATGAGCACCAGTGGTTCATGGCTGGAGGCAACTTTCGCTACGAAGACTCCGAGCGTGATCCTGAGCGACATGCTTTTGACGATTGCTGTAGCCGGTTCCGCGGGGACGGTTCTGGTTGATGAATGCAGCCTAATCTATGCCGATTCTCCTTACACCGATCAAATGATTTTCGCCAGCTACATAGACAACCCGGAAGCGTTCGACGGAGTTTCCGGCAAGTTTGGGCCATCCGAAGACGTTCACAAGGTCATGGACTTTGCCATTGTGCGGGACAACCTGTACATCCTGACCCAAGACCCGGCGGGGCGCCTGCACGAGACCAGCGACAACGGAACGACGGAACCGTCCGGTTGGACCGTGCGCGAGATCGGAGCCAACTGCGGAGCGCTGTCGGCGTTCTGCACGGCGCATTCCCAGGCTGACGATGCGAGCGCAGGCGGCGGCGAGGAGTGGTTTGCGTGGGCGAGCGCGAGCGGTGCGCGGATTTTCGGCGGGGACCAGCCTTACAAGATAAATCAGGAACTCGCGCCGGATTGGGCGAACATCAACCCGGCAGCAGCATTGACCATCTGGGCGCTGAACGATCCGGTTTCCAGGACGCTATATTTCGGCCTTCCGATGGGAAGCGCAACCGCAGCTAGTCTAGTCTACCCGATGAGTTACCGGCAGTTGGACAGCCCGGCCCAGATCGCCGCATCGCCGCCAATTCACGTCTCGTATACTGGGCGGTTGATCGCCACGGACAACACCCGAAAGTGGACGCGCTGGAACCTGCCTATAAACGGAGCCGCGCTGATGTACCGCGCTGCCGGAGTCCTCTCGGTCGTATTCTTCGGTGGCAACGGGCAGGCACCTGGCGCGGCGGCTGGATTCGGCAACGCCTACACCCTGGACCCGACGAAGTTGACGGATGACGATTACGGCCAGATTGTCCCGTACTACACCACATACTTTTTCGTGGGCCACGACAATGAGAGGATGTTAAAACTGGACTCACACCGGAAGATGCTGGCCTATCTCGCAGCGGCGATTCGAGGAACCGGGACGCTGACTATCACGGTATTTGCGAACTCCCTGACGAACCCCTGGTCGATCACCGGATCGCGTCCATTGTCCGCTACCCCGCAGAACGATATTGGATGGGCTGGTGGTTCGGCCACAGCGGAGCGCATTGCAATCAAGATCGCCAGTTCCCCGCTTCCCGGTCAGACCGATAACGGGTTCCTTCTGACCAAGCTGGTCCCCACGTTGCGGCCGGCTGCCCGGCTGCCTGTCAGGGGTGCACCATGACGATTCCGCACCTTGACCGAATCCGCAGCATCCCCGAGCACGGCCAATGGCTATACGAGGCGCTTCAGGCCATCCAGCAGCAAGCCACGACCCATGAACAGCAAACGAACTCGAACCCCAAAGGGGCACCGCAGCCACCGCCTCCTGTGGATGGAGTCAAAGTCACCGGGCGAGACGGGTATCTCCATGTCGCCATCACGGATAATGGGCAGATCTTCAGGGGAATCCGGTACTACTGTGAGCACGCCGACAACCCGCATTTCACCGACGCCCAAATAGTGCCGATGCACGATTCGCGGAACGTCTCGATCCCCGTGGGAAACCAGGCGCGGTATGTGCGGGTGTTCTCCGCATATTCGGAGAGCGCGTCATCCGCGCCGGTCTACCACGGTGGCGCCGCGGCTCCGAAGGCGGTAAACGGCGGCGGTTCTGGTCCGGGACCGGCGTTCCTGCCATCTCAGGGGAGCGGGACTGGCGCAGCGGGGCAGGGATTGAGCGGGCCTGGGCCGGTGCCCTTCAGGTCCGCGACGGGGGCGCCGCCAGTGAGGTAATATGCACGTTCGCGGGCTGAAAATCTCGGACATCCCGATCCTCCGCCAGATGGCAGAGGCAAGCGGATTCCCATACCCGGACCCGCTGAAGCTCGAAGCCATCCGCGTGGTAGCGGACGATGAGGACCGGCCAATCATGGCAGCGGGAGCGGAGCGGCTGATTCAAGCATACCTCTGGTGTGGAGATTTCCAACGGCCACATGCAAAAGTCTTCGCCATGCGGCTTCTCCAGGACGAAATGATTGCCGTGTTGAAAGCAAAGGGGTACGATAGTATCGAAGCGTTCATCCCGCCGACCTTGGCAAAACGCTTCGCGCGGCGATTGGTGAAGACATTCGGCTGGAAACCAAACTGGCCGTCGTGGGAAAGGAGGTTCTGAATGGCAGCACGGAATAACCAGCAGGCAACCGGGGCGGCGACAACCGCCAGCGATCTTGCAAACACGTATTCCGGCAATGCCGCTTCGCTGTTCTCGACCTTGGAGCCGACGCTGGCGACCGAGGCCGCGCATCCGGCGGGGATGTCTCCCACGGACCTTGCCGCGGCGACCACGGCTGGAATGCAGTCTGGTGGCGGAACCCAAGCGGCGGCGACGGGGCAAGGCGCGCTCCGGGCGGCGCGGACACGGAACATCGGCGGCGGGGATGCGGCGATAGCATCGGCGGCGCGTTCCGGCGGCCAGCAGGCATCGAACGCGGCGCTTCAGACGGTTCTGAAGAATTCCGCGCTCAAACAGACCCAACAGCAGGCAGGGATCAAGGGAGAAGAGGGGCTTTTCTCCGAGAACTTGGCCGGCGGGAACCAGGCACTCGGGCAAGTGGCGGGCGACGTGAACGCGAACACGAACGCGGAAACTGCCTCGTGGGACTGGGCCAAGGATCTAGCCGATCCGCTGCTGTCCGACGTTACCCAAATCGGACTTGCCAGAATCAAGGCGAATGCCGGTGGAGGGTCGTAGAGCATGGCACTTCTCGATCCCTACAACCCGGACGAGTTCGAGCGGTTGCGGCGCGGGCCACCGAATCAGCCGCCAGTAGGCTACCCGGAACCGCCGGTGCCCGGAGCGATTCCGACTCCTCGTCTGGCACCGCCTGCGCCCGAAGTACCGAGCCTTGTTCGCGCTCCCCAGACTGGAACTACGGTTCCGCTCCAGACTGGAACTACGGTTCCGACCTCATCCACCCCGGATCAACAGGAATTGACGCGACTTACAAAACCTCCGTTATCAGGACAGATGGCGCATACGAAGGCTGACACCGGGCAGAGCGGAGTAGGGCAGATCAAACATGCCGGTCTACGCATCCCGCTCCAAATCCTGAGCGCCTTGGGTGATGCCGTAGTTCCTGCACTGACCATGGGAATTCCGGGTACGCAACTTCATCACGACATGCTGGTTCACAATGCAAGGCGGAACGTGGGAGACGAGCAGGC